AGACACTTTACAAGAGTTTTATGATACAGAATACCAACCTTTACTCAATCACGAAAAGACACCATTAAAAAACAAATCCAATATGCTTCCGTATTTAGCAACACAACTACATACAACCAAAGAACTTCTTAAAAAATATACAGCATCGTCATACAGCAGGGAATATTATGAAAAGAATAAAGATACTATAAAGGAACGAAATGCTAATTATAAGAAGAATACAAATTATAAGTATGAACCCACACCTGAAAAGAAGAAGGAATACGCAAGAAGGGCATATTTGAAAAAAAAGGAAAAACTCCAAAATAAAATGGAAGAAAAACAAAATGATGAGAATATTTAGGAAAATTATAAAAGATATAAGAAACTTATATAAAAATAAAATATTTAGTAAGTATATAGAATGGGGAAAAAGAAAAAGGAAACATTCCAAGAGTTCCGTTCTAATGAAAAAAGTGCTTACACTACTATAAAAACCACGCTCAAATCTGTATTACATAACCATAAAGAAGTCCAACCAGTCATTACCAATTTGGTTTTTGAAATGAACGATTTGATGATACATTCTTATCAGTTTATTAGGTTATATGTATTGAAATGTTATAATGACAATCAACCTTTACCTGAAATAAATGAGAAGTTCATTCTGTAGACACTTTACAAGAGTTTTATGATACAGAATACCAACCTTTACTCAATCACGAAAAGACACCATTAAAAAACAAATCCAATATGCTTCCGTATTTAGCAACACAACTACATACTTCTTTATCTAACAACACGCAAGAACGATTTATTCAACATTTCCTTCGGTTTATCAATAAGACCACAAAGGATATTACAGAAGACAAAGCAGTTTTATTCAAGTTCAAGAAGCAATTATTAGAATGTAGCGATGAGACAGATGTTATATTTAATGAATGGAAACGCACTCATTTACATAATATCCTTCCTGAAAATATCAAAAAGTCAGTTCAATACGATGTAAAAGCGAACCCGTTTGATTATTTGAAGGGTATGTTGTATATGAATGCTGTATTGGAAAAGGAAGACCATAAATTATTTCAACCGTTACCACTACGCAATAACATTATTCCCAAGCATATCATTTTGGATACTGCGTGTATCGTCAATCTCTTCTCATTGGAAGGAAAAACGAAAACAGAATTATTCAAAGCAATCAAGGAAAATCAATACGATGTATGGAATAATTTGTTGAACTTACAACATAAAACATTCAAATGCAAACATTACCAATTCCATTACCAACTCCAAACAGACGGAATTAGTTGTTCTTTGTTGTTTATTCGTAAGGATTTGAAAGATAAGAAATGGGGAAGTAGAGTTCCTACTTTACAAGAACAAGATTTTCATAACATAGAGGATTTATCATTAGAGCAACTCAAAGAAGTCGCACCTCGTAATATTGTTGGTTGCGACCCTGGTAAAAGGTCGTTAGTGTATATGATGGATAGTAATGGTAAGAAACTTCAATATACGGCACCACAAAGGAAGCGAGAAAGCAAAGCAAAGACAAACCAGCGAATATTGTTAGTGGAAAAGAAACGAAATAACATCATAGAAAAAGAAACTCATTTGTCCTTTCAAAATAGTAAATCGGTTGATTATGAAAAGTTCAAAAAGTATCTACAAGAAAAGGATAAACTCAACAAAGAAATATTAGATTTCTACCAACGAGATGTTTGGAGGAAAATGAAGTTTAGGCAATATAGTTATGGTAAGAAAAGTATAGATAAATTTCTTAATAAAATCAAGGAAACCTTTGGAGACAATATCCTTATTGGTTATGGAAATTGGAGTAGAAGCACTCAAATGAAACACTTTATGCCTACGATGAATAAAGGATTAAGAAAGCAAATCCACAAAAAATATGATACAATTACCATAAACGAATGTAATACAAGTAAAAAATGCTGTGAATGTAATAACGATTTATCCTATTACAGACATAGTGATGGAAACAAGCAGTTCCGTCTTTTAGTATGTTCTGGATGCGTGAGACCCCAAGTCAAACAAATCGTATTTAGAACAAGAGATGCTAATTCAGCAATCAACATAATGAATATTACAAAATGCTGGATTGATAGGCAAGAACGCCCGGCGTGTTTCCATATTTCGTCTTTCACCACTTCCAATACCAAAGAAGAAGTGGAAAAAGTTAGACCATCGTAGGTGAAATTCCTACTATTGATTTTACATCACTTTAATTTTTAATGGGGTTTTGTCTCATTTTTCTTTTTAGTCGGTGTAATGTGGCTTTTTCATACAACTGCTTCAGTATATTACATAACTATGCATGTAATATATTTATTCCATCTAACCCATCACTTACGCCTGCTTAGATTTTATCCGGCATAAGTTTATTTGCTACGAGTGTCGCTGCCGCGGGCATTTTGTTGGATTCATTCTGGGCATTTCCCATAGTCTGTACAATTTGCTGCATTTGAATAAGTGCATTTTTAAGCTCAGCATTTTGTTGTTCTAGTTTTGCAATGGTTTGTTGTAACTGTTGAATAATACTAACAACCTGGCCAGTAGTTAATTGTATCGGTGGTTTCCCGTCGCCTTGTTGCATTAATATGGGTCCATTTTGCATTTTTTCGGTTTCACGTTTGATCATTTCATCACGTTCTTTCTTGATCTCTTCTATTTGAACTAATACGTCTGGCTTCATTTTCGGTAGGCCTGGCTCGTATTTATCCAATAATGCATCAATATCTCGCATGAAGAAATCTTTAACGGGCTGTTCGTGTGGGCGACGAATAAACATATCCACTGTTTTTGGCGATTCTTTGAAATAATCTGGATGGGCAGTTTGAAACATTTCACGCTTATCAAACGTATTATGTTCATGTGAAAAAACGAGAATTGTTTTCAATGGGTCGAGTTGGACAAAAGGCACTGTATAATCTTTGAGAAAGGCGCGCTCTTCTGCCAGAGCCGCATTATCATTGTATTTTGTGTCTTTTAGTAGTTCGGTTTTGAATGCAAATGTACCGGCAGTAGCATGATTGGGACCATATGGTCCAGCTTGGATCATTTTACCCATGGTTTTGAAGTACAAATAAATCTCACTGGCACCTGCGCACAATGCTTTCTCGTTTTTTTGTAACATTTCGACCGCATGTGATACGCGTTCAGGTGGGTAATAATCATCGTCATCCATGTAAACAATGATCGACCCCTTTACGTGTTTATGCATGTAGTTGCGTTTGGCACCGAGTGCAAGTTTTTTCTCGATTTCGAAGTATCGAATTTGAGGAATATTAGACGTTTCGATCAAATCCTTGATTTTATCTGTGCCATCATCTACAATGATCCATTCCATTCGTTCTTTGGGATAATCCTGATTTTTAAAACATTCAAACATGGTTTGAATAAATGGGCGACGATTAAATGTGGGAGTACATATCGAGACAAATGGGAGGGGGCTCGTGCCCCCATTTTTGTTTTTCTTTTTAGTCATGATATAAACAATTAACCTGATTTGTTTATATCATTGAAATATGAATTAGTTTTTGGCGGAATTTCGCGCATTAAGGATTTGTAGTTGTTTTTGGGAGCGGATTAGGAAGTAAGCTGGAAGCGACCTGTGGTAAGCTGGAAGCGACCTGTGGTAAGCTGGAAGCAACCTGTGGTAAGCTGGAAGCAACCTGTGGTAAGCTGGATGCGACCTGTGGTAAGCTGGAAGCGACCTGTGGTACCTGAGGCATTGGTGGTATTTGCTCATTTGCTTGTGTCGCGCTTATAATTGGCTTTAATAATGGATTGTTAACGGATTGTATAATGTTTGGCGATGGATTTACAATTGGTTTTTCTAATGTATTCGGTGCGACACTTTTACTTGGATTAACGTCACTTGCTTCGCGCTTCGATTGAATATATTGTTTCACAATCCCACTAATTGCAAATGCAAATGCAATAAACGTAATCATAAAGTTAATGCTGATAAACGTGCTACGATTTAGAATTTCGTTTGAAAAACTGGTGGTTATACTTATCGACGAATATAAGAAAATAGCCGCAAATACAATTTTTAATAAGTTTTCTTTTGCATATTTCATAATTGTGAAAATACCCCCTATTATTGCTAAAATGAAAGCCCACAACCCTCCACTATTGCATGAGTCTTCTTCAAATATTCCAGCATTGTCTCCACGAATATGGTCATCCATATCCGTCTTACATCTGGAAACCCCTTTACTAAGTCCTCCGTAAATATATGCACCAAAAAACGAATATAAAAACAAATATAATCCACAAAGAATCACACTCATTGGAACACTAATCACCATTGTTATTAGGAACCGGATAATCATGCGAATAAATGACGTAATTGGATTCATAAAAGCTTCGCCTACCGACAAAACTTCGTCAACATCATGACTAATATCACCAATAAAATTTAATGTGAATACTGAAATTAAGAAAAGTACAAACACAATGGCAAACATTAGATTAATCACCCAATTTCCAGTAGCATCTGTGATTAGGTCGATGAAAAAATCTTTCACACTAACAGCTGAATATTTGATCATAATAAAACATAATATGTATAGTAATACGAATTTAGATGTGCCATTGAAAAATCGTGATGTCATATCCGGTATTTTTTGTAATAAAAAACCGTCAAGTTTTTCGGGAAACCATAATGTTAGATTAAAAAAGTATAATAATAGGCGAATCGGTTTAATATCCCCGAACTTTTTAAATAATGTAGTTCTAGATAGTTCAGGAATATTTACCCCAGTATCTTTTGCATAAAACATTAAGTAATACCAATTATATACAACCGGCATACTGATCAATGCAGTTTCTAATAACACGATTTGATTTCGAACAATCGCAATATCATTATTGGTTGCGGTATTTGCGGATAATCCATTACAAATTCCGGATGCGATTCGGTGATTCACGCTATTTACTTTTGTATATGCAGACTCAATCATATCTTTAATTTTACGTCTAATATTTATTTTGCGTTTTGGTTCGGGTAAATTATCGCGACCTTCGTAATCATCGTCTTCGAAATTTTCCACGGTTTTACCAAACACGAGCTGCTTCCAATATTGCATGTTAAAAATGGAAGGAGCGAGCGATGCCGATTTGGGAACATCCGCGGCCGCTGGCGGAAGAGCAGGAATGCTTGTATTTGTTAATACATCAAACTCGGCCATCCCACTAATATTTTGCCTTTGTTTCTTTTTTTTGATTTTCTTTATTTTTTGAATCATATGTGCAGTTTGAAAATCGTCTACAGGTTCATTAATGAACCTACTAAAGGACTTCTCTATTGACGGAATATTATTATGTATTGTATGTTTTTCTGTATTACCCATATATATAATTACAATTATATATATTTTGTTATTTTTTTTTCTGGCAAACTACTCAAATATTGCGTTAATTACGACATGCCGATTATCTTGAATACAGCATGCTACAATTACCGCCGATAAACGATAGAATATTATATCGCTCTTCGAACAGTGTCAAGTTGTAGTTGTATTCGAACAATCGCCAATTCGATTTACGCACACTAATCGCTTCTCCCGTTTCAGAATCACATATAATATCATAACTAGAATTCACATAGTCAATTGACGGCGAATATGTATTCACTTCTAGCTCGATTGTTTTGAATTTACTCAGGTTAATTGCGCCAGATGGTTGGTATTCAAATGGGCTCGTATTTAAACAATAGTTATAACAATATAAACCCTCTGTTGCTGCGCCGGCAGTTCGCGTATATTTTTCGATATAATCATACACACCGCGTGTCATTAAATTTTCGCGATAGTCGCCGTTTAATAAAATGCCTAATGTTTCCAATATTTCTTTACGGTTTTCATTGTGATATATTCCTGTAATAGTTATGCCACTGTTTGTACTTGCATAATTCGGGTTTTGGTGGACTGCCATACCATAGGATAAGTCCGTTCCTAAAAGAGGTTCAAATGGAGCCAATATAATGTTTGACGGAAGGCGATCATACGGCCAATTCGTGTAATTACTCCACTCATTTCGTAGGTTTACATCATTTCGTTGCATATACCACATCCAACTTGCTATCATACCATTGGAAGTCACTTTTATTCGCTTCGATCCCGTTATATTTTCGTATTTATATTCAAATACGTCCTTAATTAAGTATACATGATCTTCCGCGGCAAATATTTGTGTTTCTTCTTTCGATAAAAAGCAATATGTTGCCAATAAATGTATGTCCGCATTCCACGTGAGAAATCTACTTGCATAGTCGTTCGGTTGAATGTATCCAGATGGCGGTGATTGCAGAAAGCGATACATTTGAAATCGCGACTCATTGAAATCCGGCTGTATATATGGATAGTTATATTCAATATCAAACACGTCTCTCACCTGAAAGAGTTCTTGTATGGGGCGCATTGTAATTGAAATAACCAATTCATTGTATTGCAGCGCAACTAATGGAAATGCGCAATTACTGTTCAATGTAAACCATGTGTTAATGGGTACATATAAGTTACGTCCACGGATGGATGGTTCTGCTCCAGCTGCATTTGGAGTAAATGATGCCGACGGATACGAATTTGTTCGTCCATACGCAACGGCTGGATCATTTAGTTCAGTTGTATGTCCACTCATTTTATGAAACAGCCCTTTTTTCTCAGCGGAAAAGTCACGATCGACCATAGCCGCCATATATTCCCCACTATATTTCTGTAATGTCATCGACCCACATGTAATTACGATTTCTTTGATCATATGGGTCCCTATATTTTTAATCCATTTAAACTCATATGGCGCCCATTTATACCCGGTATCGGCAGTAGGCGGATATACAGGACTCCATATATCAGGCAATGTGATGACTACATATGTATCCATTAGCAAATCTGCATACCGCGGAATTTTAAAAGTAAAAGTAGACGGCTCTGTTGGGCGCAAATCTCGTTGCCCATCATAGTCAATTCGAAATTTTTGCAATCCAAAATTACTATATTTTGCATATGTGGCTTTGAAAAACGTCTTACATGGATTTCCCGTTAAAAAAACATTGTTTGCACCAACCGCAACTATATTTAGTAATCCACCTGCCATTAATTAAGTTATATACTATATTTTTATTATATTTGTTTCTATATAGATAATATAATGCAACTCGATAATTTTCATTTCACATTAGGTATCATTGCCATATTACTTATTTTATATATTCTATACAAGTTGAAATACAAGAAACGGGTTTTGATAGACATGCATGCGTTGCCGACGATTGAACATTTTACGGTCGACGACAATGTAAAAAAAGAAGTAGACAAAGTAGTATCTAAATATAACCAATTTAATAACATGCAAGGTATAAAAGAAAAATTTGCAAACATGCCAATCCATGAATATTGTATTAAATCTTCGTACAATAGTGCGCGTAGTGGCGACTACGTCAGTTCACAAATGATTGAAGCCGTATTGAAGCGTGGTTGTCGATTCCTAGATTTTGAAGTGTTTTATATACAAGAAGGGAATTTGTTTATTCCAAAAGTAGCGGTATCTTCTGATGTCAACTATGCGGTTCTCGATACAAAGAATAGTCTACCATTGGATGAGGCGTTGGCTACCGTCGCGACAAACGCTTTTTCGCAAACTTCGCCGAATAATACCGATCCCATATTTGTAAACCTTCGCTTAAAATCCAGAGATTCTAACATATATCAAGCTGTTGCTAAATCTATCGATGCGAATCTAAAAACGGTTGCATATACGGGTAATATTACAAAGGATACAAAACTTAGCGAAATTATGCGGAAAGTGGTTATCATAATGGATAAAACGATTCAACCTGATTACAAGAAATACGCGGAATGCAAATCGGGAGAAACCAGCTGTTTTAGTATAACCAATTATATGAATCTCGAAAGCGGAAGCGAATATTTGAACTTATATCATTATACTGATTTGCTTAATCATGCAAACAGACCGGTTTTACTGAAAGACGACAATGTGCGAACGACCGCTAAAAACATGAAGATGGCAGTGCCTGACCGCGTATTAAACACTGCAAACCCAGCATATAAAGAGTTTATTGTGAAGCATGGATGTCAAAACGTGTTGTACCAGTTTCATATTGTAGACGACAATTTGGTCGCATACGAGGAGTTCTTTAATGATATGATGGGAGGCATTGTTCCATTTTCGGTCGTATTACCCTATTTTGCCAAAAAACAGTAAATATTTTGCATGCAATTCGCTGGTTTAGCAAACCGTAAATAGAATTATTTCTAATGGTAGTATATTAGAAATAATGGTGAGATCATCCCATACCAAAACACAAAAAAAACGTAAATATAAAAACACAATATGTGAAGACACTATGACGTTTGAAGAATGCGAGCTGGCAATATTGAGACATGCTGTCGATGAAACCGAAAATATGCAGGGCCAGAAAAAAGTAAATAACCAGGACGTTCAAAAAATGTTATCCATCGTGGAAGACTTTATCAAGAAAAAGCACCTGGTTTGCTACGGCGGAACCGCGATTAACAACATATTACCGAAATATGCACAGTTTTATAAACGCGATATTGAGAT